GCCCGCTGCTGAAGGCGCTGCGGGTATCGGCGCCGCTGCTGATCGCCAGCGTGCCGAACGAAGACGTGATGCCCTACGAGATGGCGCCCGGGGTGCATACCGAGTTCCACCACCGGCACTACACGAAATACGACCTCAAGGCGCTGCTGCAGGAGTGTGGCTGGTGCGTGACTGAATGGCACGGGCAGGAAGGCGACCAGTCCGGAGTCGAGCCGCGCGTGGATGGGCGGACGCTGGTCGTGGTGGCGAGGCGCGAGGCGATACCCGACGAGGTCGCACGTGGCAAGCACGTCGCCATCCTCGGGCTCGGGCCGAGCCTGGATCAGTATCTCGACATCACCAAGCGCCTCGGCGGCCGGTCGAAGTTCTGCGACGAGGTGTGGACGATCAACGCCCTGGGCGACGTGTTCGCCTGCGACCTGATCTTTCACATGGACGACATCCGGATCCAGGAGATCCGGGCGAAGGCGGCGCCGGCGTCGAACATCGCGGCAATGCTGAAGTGGCTGAAGACGGCTAAATGTCCGGTCGTCACCAGCCGCGCGCACCCGGGCTATCCGGCGCTGGTCGAGTTTCCGCTGGAGGAAGTGCTGAACCATCTGGGGCACGATTATTTCAACACCACGGCCCCCTATGCCATCGCCTTCGCCATTCACACCGGGGCGGCGATCATCAGCGTTTTTGGAATGGACTTCACTTATCCGAACGTGCACGACGCGGAGAAGGGCCGGGCCTGCGTCGAATTCTGGCTCGGGCAGGCCCACGCGCGCGGCATCAAGATCAATTTGCCGAAGACGACGACCCTGATGGACTCCATGTATCCGAGGTCGTCGAGGCTTTACGGCTACGACACGCTGGATGTGGGCTTCAACATTCAACAGGACGGCAAGCTGAAGCTGGAATTCAAGGAACGTGAAAAGCTGCCGACGGCCGCGGAGATCGAGCGTCTCTACGATCACTCGGCGCCCATCTCAAAGCAGCACACCGGGACGAAGGAATAACGCATGCTCTACGACATCCTGAAGGACTTCCCCGGCAGTCAGGACGGCCGCTTTACCGAGCAGTTCGCGGCCGGGACGCAACGCGAGCTCTCCGACTACTTGGCGGCAATCGTCGTGCCGAGTGGCTGGGCGCGTCTGGCGAAACCGGCGCAGGCACCGCTCGAGATCGACAACAAGGCCGTCGTCGCGGACGGAAGCAGCCCGGCGATGCGGCGGGGCAGGGCGAAGTAATTTGTTATTTTCAACATTCCTTTAACGGAGAGATTCCATGTCTGCATCGAACGCATTTGAGACGAGTTTGCTAGGTTTAATAATCACGAACGTCGACGCGGCGAACGTGGGTGACGCGGCCGGACTGCAAAATTCAACCGCGGCCGGCGTGTTCTGGATTTCGCTGACGGTCTCCCCTGGCCATACCGAGGCTGGAGATCAGACGACCAACGAAACCGCCTACACCAACTACGCGCGGCAGGACGAGGCGCGCGACACGACGCAGTGGACGGTGACCAACGACACGGCGGACAACGACAACGCGGTCGGCTTTCCCACCTGCGGTGCTTCGGGTGCGACGTTGTTCGGCTTCGGGCTCGGCTCGGCTTCCGCCGCCGCCGGCAACCTGTTCCTGATCGGTGATTTGACGGCGACGCTGGCGGTATCGAGCGGCGTTACGCCTTCGTTCGCCGCCGGCGCGCTGGACATCGTTCTTGCCTGAGTGATCTTTATCATCAAGGAGTTACGAATGCAATACGTCGAATTGCTGGAAGATGTTGCCGAGGGTGGCCGCGATCTCGTCAAAGCGCGGGAAGCCGCCGATGCGTTCGGGCTCGGCAAGACCGACCCGAAATATCCGCGGCTCAAGGTCACCACGGGCCGGCGCGGGCGCACCGAGTACCGCAAGGGGTCGGTGGTGACCATGACGGACGAGGGTGCCGCGAAGTGGGTGGAGCGCGGCATCGGGCGCGTGGTTGCGAAACCGGCGGCGTAATGTTCGTTTCGCTGCTCGTCGAGGTCAAGAGCGTCGGCGAGGATGTCGTGCTTGCCATCGGCACGTGGAATCGCACCATGTATTTCGAGACGGCAATTCTATTGGCCGCGTGGATGGACGAGTGCGCGCGCGAGGCGAAGTCGTGGTCCGGCAACAGCAAACGCCTGCTTCGTGGCGTGGGCACCTTGCATGATGCCTCTGATCACAACTGGATCAACGCAGGCCAGCTATTCACGCCGGGCAAAATGTATCCGGTGAATCGTGACCTGCTAAAAAAAGAGCAGATCGCGGTGCGCCAGAATTGCGCAACGGTGGTAATGATCGCAGGCACGACGATGGCGGAATTGCCCTACGAGGCGGCGCTGCAAATATCGCAGTGGATTCGGCTGCGGGCGAAGGAATCGAAGATGCGTGCCGGGGATGTGTCGCGGCACTGGAGCGCGATCAGCGCGCTACATGATGCCAGTCGCGGGCCGGACGTAACGAGGGGTTGATCCGATCATGACCATCTCCGTCGTCAACGCCTCGTCTGATCAGACGCTCGACCAGACGAGTGACACCCTCGTCAACTCGATGACGATCACCCCGGCGGCGGGTGATTATCTAGTGGCGTTCACGGGGTTTCTCGACGCGGGCGCGACGGCGAAAACCTACGAATTCTCGCTCTACGTCGGCGGAGCTATCGTCCAGCACACCGAGCGTGCGTGCGACATTGAGGGCTCGATCGCTGCGGCGGGCGTGAGTGTCGGAGTCGCCACTCACGCGCACGTCAGCGTCAACGGATCGCAGGCGATCGAGGTTCGCTACCGCCGCACCACCGGCACGACCGCATCCATCATGAAGCGCCGCACGCTGACGCTTTTCCCCAAGGCGAGCGCGGATTTTCAGCAGGTCACGGCGACAGGGGATGCGACGGTCAGCGCGACCACCGACACGCTGCTCACTGGCATGACGATTACGCCGGGAGCGGGCACCTATCTCCTGGTGTTCTCTGACAGCGCGGACAACTCGGCCACCGGTATCCAGCTCTTCCACAACGTCTACGTTGGTGGGGTGCTGGTCGGGCACAGCGAGCGGGCATTCAACGCGGAGGCCAGCATCAGCGCCAATCTCGGCGCGATGCCGTCGCTGATCGCCTGCAAGGTGACGCCGACGGCGGGCCAGGCGGTCGAGATCAGATGCCGTCGCGTGACGAACAATTGGACGGTCCACGAGCGCACGCTCACGTTGATGAAGGTAGCGGATGCTGACATCAAGGAGGCAACGCAGACGGCGGATGAGGCCGACACGGGTGTAGCCGACGAGCTATTGGTCGGCATGACCATCGCCGATCCCGGCGCAGCGGATTGGCTAGCAATCTTCGGCACCAGCCAGCGATACGGCACGATCACGGCGAACAACACCGCCACGTTCTCGCTCTACAACGCTGGCGTTCGAGACGACAACACGGAGCGAGCGTGGACCCAAGAGTCGTCGATCGACGACTCCGACTACTACGGCTTCACCCACGGCAAGCTCACCGTCGCGGGCGCGACCGACGACGTGGAGCTTCGGTGGAAAGGCTCGACCACGACGAGCCGCACAGCGCATGAACGCACGCTGGTGATGGTGAAGGAAGCGGCGGGGGGCGCGATCGCTGGAACATCCACATCGACGTTCACGCCAACCGGGACAATGACCGGTGCCGGCGCGCTCGCCGGCTCCTGCGCTGTGACTTTCACGCCATCGGCGGTTATGACAGGTGCGGCGGATATCGCCGGCAGTTCGACGGTGACATTCACGCCGGTTGCAGATCTTACCGGCACGTCCGATATAGCCGGCACCGTGACAGTGAGCTTTACCGACACCGGTATGATGGGCGGTGCGGGAGCGTTGGCCGGATCGGGCGAGGTCGCGTTCACCAATGCCGCGACGCTTATCGCCGACGGGGCCTTGGAAGGAAGTGGGACGGTTATCTTCACGCAGGCGGCCGCGCTGAGCGGAGCCGGCGAACTCGTGGGATCGGCAGTCACGGCCTTCACCCCGACCGCTGTCATGGCGGCAGACGGAGACCTGGCCGGGAGCGCTCTGGTGGAGTTCACCGGGACAGGGACTCTCTCGTCGACCGGCTCGGAAGCGCTAGCGGGAATCGCGGCACTTACATTCACCCCGACCGCTACCCTTGTCGGCGATGGGGTATTGGCCGGGATCAGCATTCTTGATTTCACGGATATTGCAGTCCTGACCGGGGCGGCACCCATTGCCGGCAGCCTGACCCTGGCATTCGCGCCTTTAGCGGCTCTGAGTGGCGATGGGATTCTGGCCGGAACATCGACGTTACTGTTCACCGATAGCGCGAGCCTCGCTGGCTCTGGCGCGATGGTTGGTTCGTCTGACCTTGCTTTCACCGACAACGCCGCATTACTTGCCGACGGGCTCTTGGCGGGAGCATCTACGGTCTCATTTGCCAATACCGGGACGGCAACGGGCACGGGGGCGTTGTCGGGCATCTCCGCGCTCGCCTTCGCCGAGAGCGCGACGCTAGCCGGAGCCGGAGCCCTGGCCGGTTCGGGCACGCTTGTATTTACCGGGTCCGGGACCGCGCTAGGTGCCGCGCCTGGGGAGATGTCCGGGTTTGCGTCGTTGTCGTTCACGCCGCAAGGGGTGTTGCTGGCAGACGGCACACTCGCGGGCGAGAGCGTCCTGGCATTACTCGCAGCGGCGGGAATCACCGGCAGTGCGCAGCTCTCCGGCTTGTCTTCGCTGGCATTCGACAATCTCGGCACCTTGGTGGATTCAGGCGCGACTTATAGCCTGCCCTCGAGCCGGGGCGCACCCAGCGCGGAGCGTTCTACGCGTGGCGTCGAAACACCGAGTCACAGACCGGCGCAAACATCAGCGGGGCGCGTCGAAACACCGAGTCACAGACCGGCGCAAACATCAGCGGGGCGCAGAACATGACCTTGCGAATCATCACGCCGCCGGCCGTTCCGAACGTTAGCGGCGTCTATGCGATTCGCTGCAGGCCGACCGGGAAAGTTTACGTCGGAAGCGCGATCTTGATCGCTAGGCGGTGGCGTGGGCACAGGGAAAGTCTGCGTCGTGGTAAGCACCACAGCGATCATCTTCAACGGGCGTGGAACAAGTATGGTGAGGGCGCGTTTCATTTTGAAGTTCTTGAGACGGCGCCGAAAGAGGATCTGATCGTAGCTGAGCAGCGATGCATTGATGAAATGAGGGCGTGCGACTGGTCGCGTGGTTTCAACATCGCGCCGCGCGCCGCGAATACGCTCGGAGCGAAGTTGCCTCCGTTTACACAAGAGCACAGAGCAAAAATAGGCGCTGCACTCAAAGGGAAACGTCATAGCAAGGAGCACAAAGCTAGCAATGCTGCGGCGCGAAAAGGAGTGACGCTCAGTCTGGGCCACAGGGCGAACATTGGCGCGTCTATCAAGGGAAAAATCCGCAGCGAAGAGACGCGCGCCAAGATGAGATTGGCGCAAAAAGGCAAGGTGTTTAGCGCGCTTGCGAGAGCAAGAGCCGCTGAAGCATGCAGGAAACTATCGGACGCTCAGGTCTCGATTGTTCGTCAAAGGTTACTTGAACAAGTCAGCTACGGGCGCATTGCCGGCGAAGTTGGGTGCAGCAAACAAGTTATCTGCGACATCAAGCTCAGCAGAACCGGAATATACAAATGACGCTCCGAATCATTACCCCTCCAGCGGTTGAACCTGTCTCGGTCCAAGAAGTTATGAGCTGGAGCCGAATCGACTCGTCTGGCAGTGAGCCCGCTCCGGGCGTTGTCACGGTGGCATTGGCTTCACCTGCGGCCGCAGGCAATGTTGATAATGGTCAGCACCGATACACCGTAACTTTTCTAACCGCGGACGGGGAGACTCAAGCCGGGACGATTTCTGCGGCGGTCACGGTGGCGGACAAGACCGTGAACGGCAAGGTCGAGCTCACCGCCATTCCGCTCGGTGGCGCGCTGGTGACGTCCCGGAAGCTCTACCGCACGGCGGCGGCCGGATCGGCGTACCTGCTGCTCGCGACCCTCGCCGACAACACGACCACGGTCTACACCGACAATATTGCGGACTCGGCGCTGGGGGCCGCGGCGCCCTCGGTCAACTCGACCTCGGACCCGCTACTGACGATGCTGATCAAGGCGGCCCGCCAGGTCGCTGAAAACATAACCGGGCGCGGATTCATCACGCAGACCTGGGAGCAGGTTTACGACAAGTTCCCGGCCAGGGAAATCGAGATCGGGATGCTGCCGATCCAGTCCATCACCTCGCTGAAATACTACGATGCCGACGGCGTCCTGCAGACGATGGACAGCGCCGACTACGTGCTCGACGTGGACACGCTGCCGGGCTGGGTGCTGCCAGCCTACGGGGTGAGCTGGCCATCGACTTACGATAGCGCGCAGTCCGTCATCGTGCGGTTCGTGGCCGGATACGGCGGCGCTGGATCGAGCATTCCCGCGGAAATCAGGATGTGGATCAGCGCGCAGTGCGCCGCGGCTTACGACAACCCATCGGGATTGATGGACGGGAAGGCCGCCGCGCTGCGGTTCATCGACGGCCTGCTCGATGCCTACCGGCTGAGGTGGCTGTGACGACGCCCTGGATTGTTCCGCGCATGTGGGAGGGCGAAACGGTCGCCGTTCTGGCCAGCGGGCCGAGCATGACCCAGAAGCTCGCCGACAGCGCGCGGCATCTGAGGCGCATCGCGGTACGCCGGGCGTTCGCCTTCGCGCCCGATGCGGACATGCTGGTCGCTCTCGATGGCCCGACGGGAAGCATGGACGATGCCTTCTGGGAGGATGCCCGGGGTTTCGCCGGCCTGCGGGTATGCGGCGTGGAATGCGACGTCGACGCGCTGTACCCGGGGATGATGTACGAGACGGTCCGGATCGGACCCGGGCACACGATTGAAATACGCAACAACGGGCTGGCCGCGATCCGGATCGCGGAGCGGGCCGGCGCGGCGAAGATACTGCTGCTCGGTTTCGACCCGGAGCGCTATGAGGCCGTCCATGCTCATACCGGGTTTTTCGGGCTGGTGCAGGGACTCGAGCAGATCATCGCGGAGCTGCGAGACAAGGGCGTGCAGATCGAGCGCGTATGAATATAGGGTCGCTCGATCGCCGCGTTACCATCGAATATCCGGTGGCCGGCCAGGACGCCCAGTTCGGCACGCCGGTCATCACCTGGACGCTGCTGGCCGTGGTTTGGGCGGAGGTCCAGGATGTGATGCCATCGCGCTCGGAGGCGGTCAAGCAGGGGCTCATCACGGCGCACAACCAGACGCGGGTGCGCTACCGTTACCGCACGGACGTGACCTCGGAGATGCGGATGACCGTGGCCGGACCGCCCGACCGGGTGCTGCAGATCATCGCAGGCCCGGCGGCGATCGGCAAGCGGGGCACGCTGAGCGAAGTGGTCTGTGAATCGGTATCGTCATAATGGCTGAAGTGCACATCAAGGGCCTCGCGGAGCTGCAGAAGGTCCTGGACGAGCTGCCGGCGAAGCTCGAACGCAACGTCATGCGCGGGGCGCTCAGGGCCGGCATGAACACGGTCAAGCCCGTCGCGCAGGCGAAGGTCCACTCCGTGTCCGGCTTCCTCGCCGCGGGGCTCAAGGTGGGCACGCGCGCCAGGGACGGCAGGGTGACGGCCTCGCTCAAGGCGACCGGCAAGCATGCCTTTCTCGCGAAATGGGTCGAATTCGGAACGAGCGCGCACAACGTCGCGGCGAAGCTCGGTGGCTGGCTCTCGTTCATGAACATTTTTCGGAAAGTGATTCG